CTTGATTTAATTAGTCCCTCAAAACATTTTCGGCCCACATACTATAAAAGGATGAGTGCCGACATTGAGAAACTCGCCGTCTTTGACGCTCGTATCGTCCAAGAGCGCCCCCGCTATGCCGTGGATAAGGGTGCTCTCTCGCTCACGAATGCTCCGTTCAACGCCATCGCAGCCTCCCCGTCCCAGCACACTTATAACATCTACGTGCCTTCCGAGAACGTCTTTGTTGATAGGAAACTCCAGTGGAGTTCCACGGTGTTTATGAGTTCCACGCTGACGCTCTCGGCCGTCCCGGCACTCGGTGACTCGCTCGTTGTCCCCGGCCGTGACTTTGCGCTCTGCGCCCTCCCGCTCAACCAGTTGTGCTCTACGCTCTCTACGACTATCAACGACACCACTTCGGTCATCAACACGCAAGACGTACTTCGTGAAGTGCTCCGCCTTGCCGACTACAAGAAGAATCGTCTCGTCCGCACGGCTCCCACGATGCTGGATAAGTACCAGTCGTACAACGATGCCTTCGGCACACTCAACAACCCTCTTGCGGGTTACGATGGCTCCACGAGTCCCGAGCAGATTCAGAACGGCGCATTCCCTCAACTCCAATTCACGGACTCGGCGGGTGTGCCTCTCCTCAACTCCAGCCCGGCCTTTGCGGGTGCGCTGTACGACGCTGTTGATGGCATCCCAACGGCTTCGGCGCTGTCGGTAGGTGTCTCCTACCCCATCTTCTTCCGTTGGCGCACCACGGAGCCCGTCTGCGTCTCGCCCTTCGTCTTTGCTGACACGCACGAGTGGGACACGGGCCTTTTTGGCATAAATAACATACAATTAATTATGAACCTTGTGCCTTCTCCGAGTCGTATCATCCGCCAGACGGCTCGGGCCGGTCGTGTGCTCTCGGCCATCGGCTACAACCAGTTGGTGGCGGGAGGCCTCGTCTTCCAGCAGTCGGTCGTCAATGTCCAGTTCCTCACGCCGTCGCTGGATGTGCCACTGCCTCCAAAGTCGGTCGTCCCGTATATGGAGTTTCCCCGTTACATTACCCAGTACCAGAACGGCTCCATCGCACCCGGCGCAACTGGTGAAATCGTCTCGCAGACCATTACGCTCCCGTGTATCCCCGACCTACTCATCATCTATGCCAAGCCATCCGCCTACACGGATACCGATGGTGATTACTATTTCCCAGTTGCTTCGGCACTGGACGGCACACGCAACCCTCTGCGCATTAACTTTGACAACTTCTCTGGTCTGCTCTCGTCGCACACCACTGAGATGCTCTACGATATGTCGGTCCATAACGGTCTGGAGATGGACTGGCCCACGTGGTCGGGTTCGGGTCACTCGGCCGCCGGCACATACGGTGCGGGTCCTTACCAGTCCCAGCAAGGCTCCACCGTCAGCACGGTCGGCTCTATTCTCGTCCTCCGCCCCGGCATTGATATAACACTTCAGTCGGGCCAAGCGCCGTCACTCGTAGGAAACTTCACGCTCCAGTTCAATCTTGTCGTCAAGAATACCTCGCCCATCGCCCAAGTCCCCCAGTTGTACGTCATCACGGCAAACAGCGGTTTCTTTGAGTCCATCCGTGGCTCGTCCCGCATCATCAAGGGTGTCCTCTCGGAGCAAGACATTATCTCGGCTCCCGTTGCGCCCGAGATGACTCGTGAGTCGCTCGTCCGCTCGGTCGGTGCGGGTGGCTTCTCGTTCGCCAATCTCCTCTCCAAGGCCAAGGGCGCTCTGAAGGGCGCTGTTGGTGCCGTGGCACCGCATATGGGCTCTATTGCCAGTGCGGCGATGAAGGGTATGAAGGGTGGTGCGCCCACTGGCGGGGCCGGTGGGGCGCATAGCGGTGGCAAGTCACTTTCCAGCCGGTTGATGTAATACAGCGACTGGCTACGTGGGAAAAATTGAAGCCCCTTTCGCCCAAAGAGTAGAATGTGTGGGCGCATACAAACATACTTTCTTTCAAACGATACTTCCTTTCTTTCTTTCTTTCCGAATGGCTTCCTTTCTTAACGACAACAACTTTCTTTCCTCCTTCTGCCAGTGCCTCAAGTACGCTGAGTATGAAGAATGGTTGTCGGAGATGGTGGATGAGGACGCTTCCCACCCCATAGCACTCGCACGGCTCCGAGCAGAGGCTGATACTGACGCTGGGTATGGCTTGGTAGAAATGGATACTGAAGATGCCAACGGCAATCCCATTAAACTCACCCTCAACCTTGCTGGTAAAACCCTTCGCCAAGCAATGAACGCACTTTACGAGTGGATTGATGAGGCGGGTGGCGTAGATAACGGCTGGGATTTCAGTGGCATTAACGACCAAGGCGAGGTAGTCCTCGGCTAAACTAAACACTAAACACAAAAGACAACACACAATCAAAAAATAGGGTACAACCCCACTTTTTGATTTGGTTTTTTGGTTGGATGGCCTATACAGCGACTGGCTACGTGGGAAAAATTGAAGCCCATTTCGCTCAAAGATTAGGATGTGGGCGCACGACGATACATACTTTCTTTCAAACTTTACTTACTTTCTTTCTTTCCAATGACTTCCATTGAAGCACTTACGAACAAACTCACGTACGCAAAGCGCCAAAAGGCATTTGCGTGGGCGAAATACTACGAGTCGGTCGGACACGGACTCACTGCGGCACACGCATCGCACTCGGCCTATGTGCGGGTCGCCGAGGAGCCGTCTATCCCGGCACACATCAAGGCCGAGATGACCGAGATGGCTACGGCACTCCACAAGCAGTGGGAATGTCCTATCTGTAAGGATATGATTACTGCGGGAGAATTGGAGATTACCAACTGCGGACACTTCTATTGTAAGCCGTGCTTAGAGGGTCACAAGGCCTACCAGCACTCACAAGCCAAGCCAAAGTGGGAGTGTGCGGTCTGCCGTCGTAAGCACGGCTACGGTGCCGAGTAAATCAAACACTAAAAACAAAAGACAACATTCAAAATCAAAAAATAGGGTACAACCCCACTTTTTGATTTGGTTTTTTGGTTTCTATCTTTGATTGTTTTATGATTATGCCAGTGCTCGTTTGACGGTTTCCACCACTGCCTTGCTCGGTGTCACGTAGGTGAAACCGCTCACCATAATGCCATAGGCGAGGGCGAGAGGGCAGAGGCCCATAGACTCCAACTCCTTCTTCGTCTTTGGCTGGATGACGAAGAGGTAGAATGTCTTGCCCTCTATGACCTTCTCAAAGACGTTGTCGTCCAGTAGTTTAGCACCCATCTTTGCCCATTGAGAGACTTGCGGTATGAACTCTGACTTGTTGAAGACGCTGAACCCGCCAATGCGACGGATGAGAGTGAAGGCCACATCGGTAGGCTCCATCTCACCCAGTATCTGTTTGACTTCGTCTTGCGTGTCTTTGGTGTGATAGACACCCATCGCACGGTCTGCCAACACCGCACGTTGCTTCTTGCGCTCTGCCGTAGTAAGGGGTTTGCCGAAGGAAGGAATAGACATTTGAAAGGAAAGAAAGTATCGTTTGAAAGGAAAGAAAGTTGCTTGGAGTGTGGATGCTCGTCTTGTATGCGCCCACACCTCCCACCAACTGGCCAAAAGGGCCGTCAATTTTTTCCGAGGCTCCAGTCGCTGTATAGCACCCCCCACCAAAAAATGTTGCCCCTATACAGCGATTCGGGTGGGAGATAAACTTGACGGGGGTCAAAGGGGGATAGGGTGGTCGGTGGGTGTAAGAAAGACTACATTCAAACAAAATGAGCGACGAAATAGACTTGAACTTTCCTCTACGCTCCAGCGATACTCGTGTCGTAGGGTTTGGTACAGATGCGACCAAGTTTGACTTTGTGGAAAAGCACAGATTGTTGCCACCGCCCAAGGAAGAAGGTACTTCGTCTGTGCTCTGGTCGTTTGACTTAGAGACGGGTACGGTGTCACTTGACAGTTTCGTTGGTAAGGCATCACATCATTCGTGTATCGCTTATGAGATGAACGGGGTTCGTATGAAGGTGAAGGCTATGAAGGCACAAGAGAAGGCAAGGGTGACACTGGCGAAGCGTAGGGCGAAGGGGGGTGCGGGGGGTAAATAGACTTGAACTTTGAAATTGATTTTTGATGGGGTGGCCTATACAGCGACTGGGGCTTCGGACAAAATTGAAGCCCGTTTTGCCGACAAAACTGAATGTGTGGGCGCATACTTTCTTTCCTTTCAAACGATACTTTCTTTCCTTTTAAACGATACTTTCTTTCTTTCTTACAATGACTTCCTCCTCTTCTATTGAGACTATGCTTGATACGGCTGAACGCTATTCCTCCTCTTCTATTGAGACTATGCTTGATACGGCTGAACGCTATGTCTCTATTATGAGGGGTGGTGAGCGGACCGTTGCGACGATTCAACCCAGTGGCATACTGGCAATGGC